TAATATCAACCAACTTGCACAAGATAAAGAACAGCAAGGTGAATTAATTCCTGGCGGTAAAGGTGAAGGAAAATCACCAATGGAATTCAGTCAAGAGCAAATACTAATGGGATTGAAAGTCGAAATGGAGCATAGTGATGACCCAATGTATGCTTTGGAAATCACTTTGGACCACCTTACAGAAGACCCAGAGTATTATACAACAAAAGATACACCCGAAGATTCAGCACAGGCAAATGCAAGCGCAGATGCTAATGGTGATGATAAAGAAACTACGGATATGTTATTGGGTTTCAAACCTCATAATGTTGGCGATGAAATTGAAGGTGAAGAAGAACTTGAAGAACCACAAAGTGATATTGCAAATACACCCGAACCTTCTGCAGAAGACCAACCATCAGTAACAGATGACCCAGAATTACCAAAGAAAGAAGATGAACTTGGCGAAATTTATCAGCCGGGAGAAGAGCCACAAGCACATGAAGTAGGTAAAAATCCTGGTCAAACACAAGCATTTGGTAAAAAGCCAAACAATAATGCATTTCAATATGGTCAAAATAAAGCACATGAAGAACCAAATTGGGAACAAAACGAATCTGCTGAAAGCGAATTAAAACAAAGAGACCCTGCAACATGGCATCAAATTCAGATTGCAAGAAAAACATTGAAAATGCCAGATGCGATGGTAGGTGTAATGGGTGGAATGAGTAAAGAAGAAGCACAAAAAATACTTGCACAACATGGTATTAAAGAAAGTTTAAGTTCTTCTAAACCCATTATTACTGAAGCACAAATTCGTACTGCTAAAAAGACACTAAGTAACTCGAATGTTCCAACAGGAATGAGTAAAAAAGAAGCCGTACAGATTCTTGTTAAGCATCTGATTAAATAAAATGAAATAATTCCAACAATAAAAGACTACCAAGTGTAGTCTTTTTTGTTTATGCGGTATTTATATAGAAAAGCAATATGTCAATATATAGGTCATATTTTTCTAAGAATAACACGTTAATCGAAGCTAACCTTACGAATAATTCACAGAATCCCGTAATGGAGATATCTTATGGTACTTTTAATGCAGAGGTAAGCAGATTTATTTTTGATGTCGATTTACAGGGGTTGCGTGATAGAATTGCACAAGGTTTAATTAATCCGCAGAGAATAGTTAAGCATGTTCTGCATATGACTAATACTATCAGATATGCGCCACAGTTTATTGGTAAAAAATCATATAGTGTTGTTATCGAAAGAGCAACAGCCTTTAGTTTGGACCTTTTCAATATAAACCAAGATTGGCAAGAAGGTAGCGGATATGATTTCACGTATTCAAATAAACAAGATTTATATACTTTACAACCACTCCCAGAAATTCCCGAACAGGCATCGAATTGGACTGCAAGAACAACAGCAAGTGGTTGGACAGTTGCAGGCGCATATATTAGCGGTACATCTCAAATAATTGGCTCACAAACATTTGAAGTTGGTAATGAAAATATGGAAATTGACATTACCGATTATATTAATCAAAGACTCTTTGGCACAGGATATACGGGAACATCGGCATATAATGGCAGTTCATTTGGTCTTGGCATTAAATTTCCTGATGATATTGAAGCACTTGAAACTGAATATCGTAATTCAGTGGCATTTCATGCAAAACATACAAATACTTTTTACGACCCATTCATTGAAACTGTGATTGACGACCAAATAGTTGATGATAGAAATTATTTCTATTTGGATAAAGATAATGATTTGTACTTATACGTAAATATTGGTAATTTTCCTCAGAATATCGTAGTAAATAAAGTTGATATTTATGATTGGGAAGATAATCTTGTTCAGACACTTACAGGTAATTCGATTCAAAATGTTTCAAGAGGCGTATATAAAATTACGGTAAATGTAGATTCACAAACTTTTCCCGATGCAGTATTATTCAGGGATGTGTGGTCAGTAACTATTAATAGTAGAACCACTGAATTTGAGGGCGAATTTTATTTGATTTCACAAGATAAGTACTATACGTTTAATCTTAATAATGAAATTGATTTCAGAAATTATTTCTTTTATTTCTGGGGCATTAATGAAAAGGAGAACATCAGAGCAGGAAATATCAGAAAAGTTCGCTTAACAATAAAAGAATTGTATTCAAATCAGAATAATTTTTTACCTTTGGATATAGAATATCGACTTTATACGACTGTTGGTGCTAAATATGAGATAGATATCATACCATACACTGCAGTAAACAGAACATCAAATGGTTATGAATTTGATTTGGACACATCATGGTTAATTCCGCAAGATTATTATTTGCAGATACGATTAAAAAATGGTAACTACTATGAAAATAAGCAAACGTTGTCATTTACAGTCGTTAATGATGGTATTATTTATTAAAAAAGTTCTGAAAATCAAGTATATTTTTAAAAACTCTTGTATTTATAGGAAATGTAGGCTATATTTGTAGCACAATTATATATTGTAAAAATAACTTTAACTGTAATTTTTTAAAAACAAATGGAAAATTCGAATGTAAACGGTACAAACGCCACAAATGGTGATTTGACCAACTTTAGAGAAGCGTTCTCTACTTATCAGAAAAATCAGGTAAAAAACAAACGCAAATCAAAAGAGGAAATACTTGCAAAGTACTTCGTTCCTCGAAAAATCAAAGAAATATTTAGGATTCTACCTTACAAAACAAAATTCTTCTTTACTGAAGCATTTTTTCATGTAGTGGATACTAATATCGCTGGTGCTAAAATTAAACACGGTACAGTTATCTACTGTCCTGCCCATAACGATAAAAAAGTACCAAAACTTGACGAAAACGGTAAACAAGTACTTGACGGTAATGGTAATCCTATGATGATTCCTGCTCATTGTCCGCTTTGTGACAAAGCCAAAAAGATTCTTGCAACACAAGACCCATCTTTAAAGTATGTCAAGAAAGATGATATGACCGATGCTCAAAAGAAAATTTCCGAAAGCAACAAAAAGATTTTCATTGAAGCCGGAAAGTGGGAAGCTAAGAAATTCTACATTGTTAGGGGTGTTGATAAGGGTGTTGAAAAAGACGGAATTAAATTCTGGAGATTCAAACACAATTTTAATAACCAAGGCACACTTGACAAATTGTTTCCTGTTCTTGATGACTTTAACAGTCAGAATGGCGTTAGCTTTGCTGATGCTTTGAATGGTACAGACTTAAACATTACGATGGCAGATACAATACTGAAAGCGACAGGTAAAACATACAAATCGATTTCTGCCATTACTACTCGTGGTAAATCGCCACTTCATGCCGACCCAATTATTGCAAGACAGTGGCTCGAAGACACAACCACATGGAGAGACGTTTTCTTACCAAAGAAAGCACCCGGTATTACTCCATTGGATTTTCTTGAAATGTGTGCAAATGGTACAAGTCCTTATTGGGAAGATACTGATGCAAACAACAAACATTGGGTATTTCCTGGTCATCCGGAATTGGAAAAAGCAGCAAATACACGTAAACAGAATCTTGATGCAGATGATGAAAACTTTGAATTAGCATCTGACCTTGCTGAGAGTAATGAACCACGTGTTACAATTGCAAACATCACTCCATCAACTGTTGGTACATATAAAGAAGAAGATGTTGTAAATGATATTACTGCAAAAACTGTTCTTCCTGTTGATGAAGACGAACATGAAGACCTTGCGAGTGATATTGATGAAGAAAATTCATCAGATTACTCTGGCTTACCTTTCTAAAAATTACTTGAAAAGAATTAAAGGGGAATATATTTGTTCCCCTTTAATTTACTTTAATACAACACATTAACATGGCAAAAGATAGTGAAAAGGAAGTTCCTGCAACTCCCGCAAGGAAACCTACGCCAAAGAAAAATTTTTCCCTAAACGATTTTAAGAAAAAAATTGGTGGAGAAGATGTTCCCGACAAACCCTTAAAATGGATACCTGCATCTAAAGCATTGCAAAAAGCAACCGGACTTCCCGGATTTCCTGTTGGATATGTTTCATTAGCACGTGGTTTTACCAATACAGGTAAATCAACTGCAATTTCTGAAGGAATTGTTAGTGCACCTAAAATGGGCATACTTCCAATTATTATTGATACCGAGAACAATTTAGGTCCGGAACGTATGAAAAAAATGGGTTTTGATTGGAATTGTGACCATTTTCTTGTTAACAATGATTTTCTATTGAAGAATTTCGGCAAGAAACAAGACCCTAAAAGAAGAGAAGCAAGTATTGAAGACATGGCAGAAGCGTTTCATTATTTTCTTGATGAACAAGAAGCTGGCAATCTTCCATATGATTTATTATTTGCAATTGATTCATTGGGAACATTAGACTGTATCAAGACAATCAATGCACAAGAAAAAAATACCAATGATAATAATATGTGGAATGCCGGGGCATTTGAAAAGGCATTCAAATATCTTTTAAACAACACAATACCGAGCAGTAGAAAAGAAAACAGACAATATACAAATACTGTTATTGGTGTTCAGAAAATTTGGCTTGACAATATGGGTCAAGGTGTTGTTAAGCACAAGGGCGGTGAAACATTTTTCTATGGTTCACGTCTTATTTATCACTTTGGGGGTATTGCTGCACATTCAACAAAAATTATTTCAGCAACAAGCAAAACAAGAAATGTTGCTTATGGTATTCAGACAAAAGTAAATGTAGCAAAAAATCAGATTGACGGTCCTCTCGGTGGAATTTCTTTTGAAGGTGAAATAATTTCAACACCCCACGGATTTATATTACCAGAAGGTATTGAAGATTATAAGAAAGATAATTTGTTGTTTTTTCGTAATGCACTTGGCAGTACTGATATTGAGGCAAGTGACATTGTAGATACCTACAAAGAAGTAAGCGAAGACGAAAGTTTCACATTAGAGGGATGAGAATAAGAACTTTGTTAGTGGATTCTTCCTATCTGTTGAAAAGGTCGTTTAACGGAGCAAAGGATGTACATACCAATAAGTTTGGACACATTGGTGGATTATATTCTTTTCTCACAACTGTACGCAAATTAATCAAGCAACACAAAATCAATAAAGTCGTTTTAGTCTGGGATGGTCAAAATGGCGGTGTCTATCGACATCACATTGATGCTGCGTACAAAGCCAATCGTAAAAATAAATCGTGGCACAAAAAAATTGAATTGACTGATGCGGAAATCCGCAAAGAAGCAGAAAAAGAAGAATCCATTTTAAAACAACGACAGAGAATTAAAGCATACGCAGAAGATTTATTTTTGCGACAGATTGAAATAGATGATATTGAAGCAGACGATTTAATTGCATCTTATTGCGTGCAATATGAAAGTAAGGAAGAAATATATCTTTATACTAATGACCGAGACTTTGCGCAATTATTGGATTTGAATATCACAATATTGTTTGCAAATATCGATATGCCAATAACAAAAGCAAACTATTCTTTGCAATTTGGTCACCATTATACAAATGCACTTATAATGAAAGTCATTACGGGTGACGTTGCAGATAATATTGCAGGCATTAAGGGTATTGGAGAAGATATGTTATTAAAACATTTTCCTGACATGCGATATAAAAAATATACTGTAAGAGAAATTTGTAAGGAAGCCGATAAGATGAATAAAGAAAGGGTATTAAGTGGTCAAAAACCCTTAAAGATATTTGAAAATCTTTTGGGAAATATTGATAGGTTAATAATGAATTATAAATTAGTCAATTTACGTGAACCCTTTCTAAACACTGAAGCAAGAGAAGAACTGGAACAGCTTAAAATGCCATTAAATCCTACTGACAGAGGAAGTAAGAACCTCATTAAAATGATGAATGAAGACGAATTTCTTACAATATATACAGGCACATTTCCGAATTACGTTGAACCATTTTATGTGGTTATAGAGCATGAGAAAGAATTACTTAAGGAATACAATAAAAATATTAAGCCTAATTCCTGAAAAAGTCTTTCATCTTTGCTTATTTCAATCTATATTTGTAGTTAGTATTAACAATTTAAAAAATAAACTCCATGAACGAAAAAAGCTATAATAATACATTCAGATTTGTCTTAATGCAAGGCAACGTATTATTGTGTGAAAAAGTTTTTGATGCAGACAAGTTCAACCCATTTACAAGGTATTCCATAGACATAAGGGATATCTTACCTCGTGCAATTACCAAATTGCAAAAAACTCTTTCAAAGAAAAAATATGATATAATTTATGATTGTGGCAATAATGCTTATTATGATTTATATCATTATACCCAGGATTTGATTGATTCATATCCTCAAAAATACAGAAACGAAATGAAATATGCTCCACAAGCAATTGTTCAGCAAATCGAAGAAAAAACAATCAGGGGTGTAGAATGTAAAATAGGTCTCTATATTAATGAAAATCCTATCGTAGAACGTTTGTTTTATGTTGATGGGTTCAATCCTGTTGCAAGATGGTCGCTTGATGTAGTTGAAGCAGTAGTCGAAATCACAAATACTATTGCCGCAAAAATTATGATTAGTGACGAAAAAAATATGTGGGATGATTATGATTTAATCAATGTTAGGGGAATGTCGATTAATCAAATCAGAGAACTTTCTCTGGGAAAAAGAGAAGAATTGCTCAGAAAAATGAGAAGGTAGTGGAGTACTAATAATACTGGCAGTTGTCGGTTGTTTTCATTGTAGGGTGTTAATTATGTTTTTTTGTGGTTTTTATTTCTTTTATATTACCCGACAACTGCCTTTTTTTCCTAAACACATATTTTAATGAGCGAAAATACAGAACATACTTTAACAGCATATAAAGGTCCGGAATTTCAACAAAAATTGATGTGGCAATTGCTGGTGGAACCAGAATATGCCGAAAAAACAATTCCAATTTTAGCGGTAGAGTACTTTGATGACCCGAATTTCAAGAAATTATTTCTCATCATCTTGGAATACATGAAACTTTATGGTAAAGTACCAAATCTGCAGAATCAGAGTATCAAACAAGCAATAAACGAATTTAAAACTCCCAATAATGTTATTGAGGAAGAATCTCTTTTTGCCGTAGTTGAAAGAATTAGACTGTGGAACGAAAGAATTCTTAATGAGTCATTAATGCATGATGGCGAAGTAGTTCAAGAATCGACTACAATGTTTATCAAGCAACAGGAATACCGTAAATTTGCAGAAGAAATTCTTATAAAAGTTAAAAACGGTCAAATAAAAGACAAATATGCTGTTGCCGAGATTGAAGAAAGACTTCGTAAAATTTCGTTAATTGGTAATAAGGAAGATAATGGTATTGACGTTACTGAAAGTCTTGAAAAAGCACTGAGAAAAGAGTTCCGTAAAACAATACCTACGGGTGTTAAAACAATTGATAGTCTTACTGGTGGTGGATTGGGTAAGGGTGAAATTGGATTAATTCTTACTCCGACAGGTGTTGGTAAGACAACTCTACTTACCAAAATTGCAAATACTGCTCGTGAAAATAATTATAATGTACTGCAGATTATATTTGAGGACACAATTGAACAAATTCAGAGAAAGCATGTTACAATTTGGACAGGAATTGCTTTGAGTGAACTTGATGAAAGAAATGATGAAGCATTAGAAAAATCACGTAAACACATTAATACAATGGGACCTGGAAAACTAACAATAAAGAAGTTTAGTCAGGAAGATACCACTATGCGGGATGTTAAAGACTTTATTATTAGAGAACAAAAAAGAACGGGTGTTAAATATGATATAGTTGTACTTGATTATCTCGATTGTCTTGAGTCTCATAAAAGAGCACCAGACCGTAATGAAGCCGAACTCGTAATTATTAAATCATTTGAAGCTATGGCAAGTGATTTAGATATTCCATGTTGGTCTGCAATTCAAAGTAACCGTTCTGGTATTGGTGCTGAACTTGTAGAAGCACAACAAACTGGTGGTAATATTAAAAGAGTACAGAAAGCACATTTCTTTATGTCAGTTGCTAAAACTCCCGACCAACAGGAAGCAAGTCTTGCAAGCATTAGAATTATCAAAGCAAGAATGGTTAAAGATGGTCAGACATTTAAAGATTGTATATTCAATAATGATACAATGCAAATCATTATTAATGACCCAAGATATGTTGGTACTGCTAATGATGCTAAAAAGAAACTTGCTTATGATGTAATTGCTGAAAATATTGAAAAACATGCAGGGGGTAGTGGATTGATAAATGTGGCTTTAAGTGCAGCATTGCCCGATACTTCCGAAGACCCATTAGAAAAAGATATGCGTGATAGATATATGAAAGACAATAATATTGTAGAACCACAAACTGAAGAAAAAAAGACTGTAACAGAAGAAATTGTAGATTTTGGGGGTGTAATATATAATGAAGAAAAAGAACAGCCGATATATACTGTAAAAGAAAAAAATGACTTAATTGAAATTATTGAAGATGTACCTATTGAAGACGTACCTATTGGAAATATTGATGGTGTAAATGAGGGAATAAGTGAGGGTGTAAATGAGGGTGTAAATGAACCAATACTGGAATTGACAGGTGATGTCGAAATTGCAAAAACGACTGAAATTGACGTAAAACTGGAAGAAACTAAACCGAAAATAGAGCCTCAAATTGCGGAAGAATCGAAAAAATTTACTGTAATTAAGAAAAAAATTGACTTAGATGAACTGGAAAAAAGAATGCTAATTAACCCTGATGATGTGAGTCCTGCACAAAAAAATATGCACGATTATCTCGTCAAACTACGTGTAAATGATGAAGTTGTGAAAAAAGAGTGAAAATTTTTTATAAATTTTAATACTTTTTTCTGCACAACACGTATTTATATTCCCAGACGATTATAAAAATTTTTTTTTATTTTTTTTGAAAAACACTTGCACAAGAAAAAAATGTGTATTATGTTTGCATCGTCTTAGGACAAATGTTCTTTTAAACTTTGAAAATGATATATGGGGAAGTATGCGAATAAAAATTCAAAAATACTATCGTAATACTCCTATGGAGAACTGGTTGTGTTTACAGAAAAGGTACAGCAGATTGTCTATGAAACAGTTGATTGTGGGTTCATATCCCGCCTTCCCCACCATATAAAAAGGAAACTGTGTGTTATTACAGAAAATTAGCTCAGTGTAGAGCGTCCGCTTTTCAGGCAGAAGGTCGTGGAGTCAAATCCATATTTTTAACAAAAACAATAACAAACGAATTATCCTTTTAATTTTATAAAATGTTCTTTGAAAACTATGGTTCGATTTAAAAGTCCGCAGTATTTATAATAAATATGTATTATGAATAATTGTTTGAATTGTGGAAAATTGGTAAAAAATAAATTTTGTAATGTTTCTTGTCAAAATGAGTTTCAAAATACTCAAAAAAATGATAAAAAATATGGTAAGTTTGTTGATTATTCGGTTAAATGTATTTCATGTACTAAAATTTTTATTGTAAATGAACGTGAAAAACTACACCCACAAAAGAAAATATATTATTGTTCACGAGGCTGTGCTAATAAGAGAGTACTTTCACAAGGAACAAAAGATAAACTTTCATTAAAAAATAAAAAGGTTAAATTTATTAATTGTGAATATTGTGGAAATAGTTTTGAGCAGAAGAAAGTAAACCAAAGATTTTGTGGACATTCATGTGCCACAAAATTCCGAATGCCACTGAAAGGGTATGAAAGAATTGGTGGTTTATGTTCGGTAAAATCACAAAATAAAAGAAGTAAAAACGAAATATATTTTGCTAAATTATGTTGTGAGAAATTTAAGTTGGTTCTTTGTAATGAGCAAATTTTTAATGGATGGGATGCAGATGTAATTATTGAAGATTATAAAATTGCAGTATTATGGAATGGTGCTTGGCATTATAAGAAAATATCGAAAAATCATTCATTATTACAAACAGAGAATAGAGATAAATTAAAAATTAAAGAAATTATTGGTTGTGGGTATGAACCATACGTTATAAAAGATTTAGGAAAATTTGATAAATCCTTTGTAAGAAAGGAATTTGAAAATTTTGAGACGCATATAGCGGGGTAGAGAAGCGGCATCTCACGAGCCTCATAAGCTCGGAATCACAGGTTCGAGTCCTGTCCAACGCTACAAATGAAATTTAAAGGTAACGGCATACACTCCGTTGAAAGTAAGTCAGAAGAAGACTGCGCCAGTAGATTTCGAATGAAGAACTGGTGGTTTTTACAGTAAATTTGACGGTAAATCAGACTCTTACGAAAACAAAACCAACGAATTTCTTCTAAATTTATTAAGCGTTCTTTAAAATATATGGGGAGATAGCAAAACAAAAAAGTACAAAAAATACTATCTCACTGCTCTTTTAACAAAGAGAACTCGTAGTGTTTACAGTAAAAATGGCAAATGCAATTGACGTTCATTCAATGTTCTGCAGGTTCGAGTCCTGCTCTCCCCACAAGTAATTCCCGGTTGTCCCTGTGGCAACACAAACTTCCGGGTAATGATATAAGGGAAAACGAAAAGTGTTTACAGTAATTTCGGTGGTTCGAATCCATCATTGTCCCAGTGGGATGATTAGACAAGCGGTTAAGTCAAAACTCTATGAAAGTTTGAAAACAAATACAAAAAATACTTTTAAAATATTCCCTATCTTTTAAAGTGGAACGGATATGCCAACGTTAATCGGGCAATTAAAAGTCCAACCCACTTGAAGTTTTTAGGTTGTCGGTATCAGAGTGTTTTTTACAAAAAACGGGGCATACCGCCTAACATTTAATGGTTAAGAATGGTTTTCCTTGACAGAAGTGCCGAGGTTTTTCATAAAAAAGAAATAATTGCTGTGTCTAAGTTAAGCCAGGTCTTTCATCGGACAGGACTTTTTTTCGGCAGCAATTTACAAAGAAGAACTTGTTGTGAATACAGTAGATTGAAACATGTAATCCCGTCCATTGAGAGGCGGGACAAACTTACCAAATTACAACTAAACTTCTTCTCCTTATAGAGAAGGGTAGTTTTTCGATGATGAAATGGGTGGGGACTTAACGCAGAAATGTGTTAACTCACCCATTTTTTTTATCTTTTTTCAGAATTTTTGTTACATTTCGGATTTAATTATGTATAATTGCACACTGAAATGTTTTTTATTAATAATTGTAAAATTTAAACATCATTCAAAATGGAAAAATTGGTATTAACAAACAACATGCTCGTAAGCGTTAAGCAGTCATTGATTGACGGTCTTACAATAGCATCTGGCAGCAAGTCATCAGCAACCTACTACCATAGCAGGGACGAGCAGATGAAGGCTCTCCAGAAGGAAATTAAGAAGATGTACGGTCTTTCTAAGGAACTCCCATTGATTGTAGCAAGTCAAAAGGGTGCAACCGGACAGTTCGTATCAGAGGTACTTTTAAACGAATTTAAAAATACCTTGAAGGGTGGAGCATGTAATATTGTCAATCCAATTGACTGGTATGATAATGGACTTAGTGATAAGGCAGTTCTTACTGCACTTAATAACTTAGGTGAAAATGGTATTCCATACGTATTACGTCTTTTCATTGATTTGAAGGACTCAAAGATTAACAACGAAAGGTCAAGGAAAATCATACTTGGCTTTATTTGGGGTCAGTCTAACCTGGAATTCTATGCACTGAAGTACCGTAATAAAATTGCTAAAATTTTACGCCACGTTTACGGTGTTAAGATGACATCAGTGTTGTTATCAATTGCTCAGAAGCAAGTAGGCACTGGCGGTCATTTAATTACAACCGGAAAGGAAACTACTATTGTCAATGACGATATTATGAAGTACTTCAACGGTGATGTAATGAAAGCATTGAAGCTGTTACTTTTCTTATTCAAAAGAGA